TCTCCTGTTGTAATTATTTATAGTTCTTGACGTAGATTTTTTCTGGGCGTATCCCATGGAGAGAGGCTCTTTCGAGCCTCTCTCAATCTTATTAACCTAGTGCTAATGCAGGTGCTAGATCGCCTCTTGCAATTTGACCAGTTGCCTTGATTCTTACTGGAATGTAGATAAATTCTACAGACTTTACAGGCTCAATAGCAATGTCAATGTGCAACTCATTGCGATCAATTGCATCAGTTGAATTGTTTGTTGTATCACAAACTGTTAGGTAATCGTAAACACCACGACGTGCTAGAACATCATTTAACAAGCTGTCGCAAATTGCCTTTGCCTTGTCACGTGTGATCTTGTCGTTTGGCTCAAACACTAGAGGACGAACAATCTTCTCAAGTGTTGCACGTAGGTAGCAAACTAGACGTGCTACGTTAATGCGATCAAGTGCTGTTGCGCTTGCCTGACGTGTATGGTTACCGTAGTTAATAATACCAACCTGTGGGAAGTAAGTTACTGGATTTACACGATTAGTATAAAGCAAGTCACGTAGTCCCTGAGGAGTACCAGTTCTTACGAATGCGTTGAAGTTTGCACGATCAACATAACCAATTGCAATTGCATCAACTACACCACGTGCATTTCCTGCAGGAGCAAACCATAGTTCACTGTTCTGATCACTCAATACAAAAGTACGTAGGATCAATGCACTCATTGGGACTACAATTGAACCAACACCGTCCAATGCAGTCATTGTTGCAGCACCAGGGTAGAACACAGCAGTATATGCATCAGTTGATGTTAAGCCATCTTCACCATCTAGTCCTGACCCAACAGCATCAATCAAGTAGTTTGTAACTGTTGTTTGATCTGTTGATAGTCCCATTGGAACTTCACCAATCACAAAGCCTGTGTTCTTACGATCATCGTTAAGTTCCTTTAGAACTGTTAACATTTCAGTGTACCCAGGTGCGCAAAGTAGATTAAAGTTATAACCTTCTTCACGTAGAGCAGCATTATTATTAACAGCTTCTGCCATTGCACTTACAACAACATCACGAACTGCTTGACGACCAAAGAATGGCACGTTGTTATATCTCTTGCCGCTGTGTGTCTGCCAAGTTGCCTTAACATCAGGTAGTGACTGCTGACTGAACTTCTCAACAGTAAAATAATTTTCAACATACATCTTAACATTGTTACTGCTACGACGTGTATTGAATAACAAGCAACCATTGGGATATAGATTTGCATTTGGTGCATCAAGATCAATATAATCTTCAAGTAACATATCAGAAATTGGGATAATGTCATCAAGGAATACATCTGAAGTACCATCAATATCCCAACGTGCATCACCAAATACTATACCATTTTCAGTTGTTGCATCAGTTGTATCAACTTCATACCACTGATCGGATCCAGATACTCTCTGCCAACGCCAAATTCTTGGATAACCGTCAATTGCACTTGTGTCAATCCAAAGATCACCATAGTTAAGAGCAGATCCCATGCTGTTCAATGTTGGCGCACTTGCTGAAACAATTGGGCCATTTACATCAGTGTTTGACAAATTATAACCACGTGCGTCTGAAGTTACATTGCGGTAACCCTTCCACTCATTGTTTTCGTTAATCATGATATCAATATCATAAACACCGCTGTAGAACCATAGACGCCCATTATCCGGTACTGCAAGTGGCTCAAAAGGCTGCTCGATTATTGCAGGATTGTAAGGGATAATCCAATTACTTCCCACTACACCACTATTAAAACCTAGTCTTACGTTGATAAGATCTGTTGTAATACCCAATGCAGTTAATGGATCATTGGTTGTTGGTCTTAAGTAAATAGTACCACCAGCGGTATGTGTTAATACTAACTGTCCAGAAGTGTTTACACTGGCAGTAAGATTGGGGATATTTGCAGCTAGTATATCAGAAGCTACTCTTGCAACAGTATTATTTGGACTTGCAGCAATTGTAATAGTTACTGGAGTTGAAATAGCAGAGGTTCCAATTTGTGACACTGAGACAGTAAATGCATCACCAGTAGTTAATGTGCCTGCGCCATCTGAAGTAATTACTGTTGGTCCTGTTGTATAGCGAATATATGTTTTATACCCAACACTACCATCATTGCTAACATTATATGTGGTATATAGGCTATTTTGAGCAATTCCTAACCCACCCTGTGTTGGGTCTAAGTTAAAGTTTGCATCAGCATCTCCACCATATACAAGGTTTGGTACTAAGTTCCAACTGCTTGTAACAGCATTTCTAATATAAGTTGCCATATTGGCACCGTAGTTAAAGTTAGTAGTCTTAACCCAAATACTGCCACTTGGACGAGGTGTTGAATTAATTGACTTCCACTGTGGCACACTACTATGCTTGCTGAACTGAACTGCTGGGCAAGCATAAACAACAGACCCATCAATACCCAACACAGTCAATATTGTGCCGCCGCCACTGTTAGAAATAGCAATCTTACCATCAATTGGTGCTGAATTACCACCACTCTTAGATCCAAGAGTACCAATGCTATTAATAAAAGCATATAGACTTAATACACCATTTCTTGCAGATGCAGTAACTCCAGGAATACCTGCGTTACTATTGTAAGAATTAATATCAGTTGCTAAGGTTGCAGCAGTTGTGCCACTTGCAGTAATTGTAATTCCATTAATGATAATTGCCTGTCCAGGAGTGACTAGATTTGTGCTACCTGTTGCCCTTGTGGCAACAATAGTTGGCACTGACTTTTTCCAGTCATCACTGCCAACACGAACCCATGCATTCAAATAGTTCTTATAGTACAATGGGTTTTCATTGTTTTCATAACCAACAATGGCATAACTTCCAATGTTACCATAACTTGATGCAGGAGCACCAGTGTTAGCAACATTTTCACTAGTATAAAGGAAATCAGGCTGAATTCTTGTAAAAGTCTGTTCGTAAGCATCCCATGCAAAAGTTCCCCATGATGTGATACTTGTATCCAACCATAATGTACCACCATTGGCTTTAGAGAACGGACGGTTTTCACTTGCTTCCAACTGATCAAGGTCAATGTCTGCACGAACGACATATACACTGCTAATACTATCAAGAACATGATAGGCAGCATATAGTCCATATTCTGCAAGTTCACTTCCGTAGATTCTGTTCCCACTGGCGTCAGTTGGGAACATAGGCATACCAAACAAGTTTACTAGGCTACGTTGATCGCCAATATTGTAGATGTTGCCAGTATTAGCCTTGGTAGTACCAGCTGCAATTGATCCTGAATTATTTGTTTTATCTTGTGCTGTTGCCATCACAATGAAAGGGATTGTGCCTACAGCAGTGGGAGCGTAATTGCTCTCATCAATAACTGAAACTTGCACGCCCGGTGAAACTAAACTGTTTGCCATATTATCACATCCTTTAGTAGGTTATCAATATTTAGTGGATTGTGATAAAACAAGGGCTTTTCAGCAGGTTCTATTGGGATATAATTGCTGAAACTTTATTCTTAAGATCCTGTAAAGATCCAACATTACGAATAATATGATTACGTTTTACAAGCCGCCATTGCCATTCGCTACTATGAATTTCAGGATGATATACTGTCATAAATCGACGAAGATCCTCGTCGTCATTGAACTGTTCACTGTACCATGCAGGTAAAGGCGGTCGTTGTACTTCCCAAATTTTCCCATGCTGGCTTAATATAACATCAACTTCATTACGAAAACGCACATCACTTATCACATAATTCTTAGTAGGATCATTTGCCCTTTTCATAAGACTATGCACCCATATGTTTTTATGAAAGTGATCACGCATGACATCTGTACCAATATGCTGTAACACCCATCGCGGAGTAACAGGATGCTGCATGACATTAGACCAATAGTCGTCTATTTGTTCTCGCCATTTACGGCTTTCTTCAGTATCGCCTTGCAGGAGTTGTCTATCCCAACCAAATATAGCTGCCACAGCGTCTTTGAGAGTGTCAGCAAATGATACTTTAATGAAGCCATAATCTTCCACAAGGATGTTGGCAATAGTGCTCTTGCCCGAGGCGATAAGTCCAATAATTCCTACGATCATTGAAATACTATAACAGAAAAACTGTTATGAATCAATATTCTTCAACTGCTGTAATTTTAGCAGATGGCGTTAGGTACTCCCAAACAGATTCATTATAATGTGGCACGCCCGCCCAATATTTCTTAGCAGCATTTTTAACTTCTGGACTATCAATGGCATAGCCATCACTGATCAACATACTAACTTCTGATCCCCAATTAAGATCATGTTTTTGAATTGGACCCAGCGGAACAACTGTAAACAACCATTCTGTGCCGCCGCCTGCTAAATCAACATCATCAGGATCATGACACATGAATACGCCTTGACGATGCCCTAACATGTTAGATGGGCGATAGCGTTCTAAAGCAGAATAAAAATCTGTATTGCCCCATGTCTGTTCATAATTGTCACGAGGAGTTAACACTGTGCCAACTGGCAACTCGTCCATGCTACCATGATAAAACTGAGATGCTATTTCGTGTAAACGCATGTTTCCCTCAATTATCCGACCACAAACCAGGCGGGCACCTCACCGGTCATGCTATTTGTAATTTCCAGCTCCAACTTATCAATCATTGTTTGAGCATCTGTTAACAGTTGTGTACCATTCAATTGAGTACCGCCTTGGGGACCAACAATGCTGCTGAACTTGCCACGCCCCTGTCCAAGCATACGCATACAAAGAGCAAGTGTATAATCCTTGATCCATGGTTGAGTATATGTGTCACTGATAATTGTTAGATCAGGTTTAAAGTTTTCAGTCCAAAGTAGAATGGTTTCTTTGTCTGCTCTTGGACGACGCATAATAGTCAACTGCTTGGTAACTGTATTGAATTGGTAGTTGATAAAACCACCAAACATCTTAGCAGCTTCCTTAAGGAACATGCTGTAAAATGCATAATTGGCTAGTCCACCAACACGCCCACTTTGCATCATATAGAAGTTGAGAAATCCAGCTTCAAATGGCTCAAACTGCGCTGCTGTACCACTATTGGAACCAATGTTTCTTTTGAATACATTGCGGACTGTGATTACTTCTTTGGGAAGTGTATAGACATTTGTGTCCTGCTGTAGTTCAAGAAAACTATAGCTTTCCTCAACACTGTTTGAACTGCGTTGACGATAACGTGCTAATGCCTGCTTAAAAGCAGTCTCGTAATGGATTGGATCCAATTCAACATCAACTAACCCTTCACCAAGTGAATAACGGACATAGTCAAAGATTTCATTTTTGGATTCTGATAGTGTTGTCATCACTATTATTTATTGCGACACTTGCCACATGCAAAGTCACATTGTGCAAGTCTGCCCGATTCATATGAAGTTTTATCCCAGGTCTTTTCAATATTTGAAAACCATTCAATGCAGTTCTTTAGGTCAGCCTCATGCAAATTATTGTTATATATGTGTTGAGCAACGAACTTATTGCTGTAACCAATCCAACCTTTTCGATATGTTTCAGGACTTAATCCAAGATAACAGCAGGGATAAAGCCTGCCATCTGCACTTATATAAACACTCTTATGCTCTTTTGCTTCACAGTGAGGTGGGTTTAATGTATCAAAGTGAGTTGGATTAGTAAATGTTGAACTACTAACAAAATCCAATACCTGTTTAGCTTTGGTAAATCGTATTGGTGCATTGCCAATTAAATGGCTAAAATTACCATTACGGTCAAAAACTTCAACTTGATTTCTGCCATGATCAATTAGATCAAATTGATGAAATCCCAGCTGTTTTGACAGTTCTCGGCACTCGTCGACTTGATGTTTGTTGTGATCAAATAGGATCATTTTCCATATTGCAAACCCGCCTGCTGCAATATATGCCTGAGCATTTGAGATAATCTTATCCCAATCAGTATCCTGTCGATAAAGCTTATGTGTGTCTGCCATACCATCCAAACAAAATGATGTTTTTGTTTTGATAGCTGCTAGTTCCTGCCAAAATTGTACATTTCTGGCACTGCCATTTGTACTGACTTCAATTTCAAGAATTGAATTATTGTCTCGGAAGTAGCGCAGTATATCAAGTGATTCTAGATTGGCAGTGAAGTCACCAAAATTGCCATTAATTAAAATTTTACGAAGCTGTTTTATAAAATTCAATTCAAGTCTGGTTTGAAAGAACTCAAGTGTGAGGCTTGTTTCATTATACCCTAAATTATGTGGGAAACCCTGCAAGTTGCGAGGACATAAAGGACACCTTGCATTGCAGATAGTACTGAGCTCAATATGAAGTTGAATTATTTCGTCGTAATTGATCATGAAAAGGCGCCGCATCTACTTAGTAGTGCGACGCCCCATAGTTTATTTTGTTACTTTTAGCAACACTGTCTCTACATTGAGCCTGCCGTTCATTTCAACAGGCACTGCCTTAATGTCCTCGAGGAATGTACGCAATGCAATCTTACCTGCACTTGCAAAATCCTTAAGGGATTCTGTTGGCTTACGAAGTGTCTTAGCAACTGACTTCTTATAGTCAAAGCCAACAATTGCACTGCCCTTGATGTTCAACTGACCAGCATCATCGGCAGCAACATACTTGCCAATCTTCCTAGTGCGAACATTGTAAACCCAAAGTATTTGGGCTCCAATAATGTCCACGGGATTAATGCTAACAAGATTCAAGCCAACATCCTGGATGCAGTACTTGACCTTCTTAACCATCTTCTCCTTGCTGGGAGCCTGCTTAACACGAGCCTTACGAACTGCCTTCTTAACAGCACCATAAGTCTCAAGAGCACTCGTTAGCTTGCTATAAAAATCAGATAGCCGCTTATGCCGTTCCTTTGTGACATGAGCATAGCCCTCAACCAACTGGTCTTCCAAGTCTGAACGGTTCTTCTTCTTACGCAGGAGTATTGCTTCTTCAAGCTCTTCCATACGAGGGGTAAAGACTTCAGCAATCTGGTTAACGAATTGCTGTGGCACATTCTGCTCACGCATCCAAGCAACCATGTCAGGCAATTCCTTGCCCTCATCATTGTTGTCGTACCATTCCTCAATCTCGCCAACAATGTCGTGAAACTTCTCACGCATACGGTCTTGGATTGTAAGCTTGACAATGTTGCCTGAGCCAGCTGCCTTCTTAGCAGCAAGACGTTCATGACCAAGAGTAAGAATCTTTTCGAACTCTGCGTCAATCCATTCCTTTGTGTCTGCACGAAGAGGAGCGCCGCTCATCAGCATCTTACAGACCTTACCCAGTGTAAAGCCCACACGCCACTCTTCAACTTCGTTGAATGCCTGCACGTCCTGCTTGGTCCACTTGCAATGGCTGGTACCATACTGGCTGACGTACTTTACGAGATCGCTGCAATTGTTATGATAGTTGTAGTAGTGAATGCCAGCCCACCAATTGGTATTGATCTTCTCGTCATCCCAAGATTCACAGCCTGCCCACTTGGGCTCAGGACCTGTATACTTCTCATCAAACACTCGTGAGGTGCGGGCAACAGTACGCTTTTTCTTTGGCGCACTCTTGAGGATAGACTTTTTAGCAGTGGGTTTCGCTTTAGCTTCAGCCATGTGGATCTCCTATATGATTAGCATACAGCCTATATAGCCGTTGTCAAATGAATTATTTTATAAGGCAACGGGTCTGGACGTTGGTGCTGGTCATCCAACCCTTAACATCCTTGGCCATCTCTTGGACGACGATAGCAGCGACCTCACAGGCATCCTTACCCCTGTATTCCTGTTGGCTGACTGTGACGCCATTGTAGGCATTGGTTACGACGATCAGGACATACAGCATCACTTGGCCTCTTCACAGGGTCGGAACTTAACACAACCAAACCGAGGACCAGTCACCATATGGATCCACAGCCCACTATCATCGGACACACCGTAGTCTATAGCGACATCATCCTCGGCGATCTTATAGTCTCGATTTTCATCAAAGGATTGATAATCTTCCACATACTGACAGCGAGCCGCACCGTCCTTGTGGATCCACTTCCTGTCCCAAAACAAACAGTCGTTACAGTTGCCCATCACTCATCTCCCCTAGTGGAGTTGTAATACATGATGAGGAAGAACACGCCCAATGCGATATACAAGTTCGTGCCCAACCCAATGAAGGTGATGCCAGCGACTAGGCTACCTAGCGACAATGCGATAGCACCCAGCGCCTTTAGGAATTCTGTGTTATTATCCATCACCTTACCTCCAAGTAGTTGAGTCTCGGATTTCCTGATCAGTAAAGGATCCACCCTGCCGATCAACAGAACCCTTCCAACTGTCACCCTCTGCCCGTGCCAACTTAGCCTTGAGGAGTTCAATCTCATACTTAAACTGGTCAACATAACACATGATAGAATCCACAGCACGATCCACATTAAAAAGATCGCCGTGTATATCTGCCCGCACCTCTTCACAGATGATCTGTTCGATAGCAGCACGGGGATCT